TCAGTATGTAGAGCTACCCCCCGATACTATTTATGAATCAGAATACGTATATGATACTACTTATGTCTATGTAAACGACACTACTTATGTGTTTGACACTACTTATGTATATCAGGCTGACACTATCTACGAATACATAGTTCAGGAGATATGGATTGACTGTCTTACGGGGGCCCTTTGTTCAGAAGACCCTCCAGGAATGGAAGAAGAGCAGGTTATATACGTGCCTAATGCTTTCTCACCTAATAACGACGGAGTTAATGACGCCTTCTTCGCTGTAACTCAAGACCCTGGATTTTGGATAGACTGGGAGATGATCGTATTTAACAGATGGGGGGACATAGTATTCAGGTCCTTTGACCCTAGGGAAAAGTGGGATGGGTCAGTAATGGAAGGAAGTCACTACTCTGGTAACGGCGTTTATTCCTGGATTATAAATGCAAGAGGGGAAAAAGATATAGCAATTAGGTTGAAGGGGAGTGTTGTTTTAGTAAATTAAAGGTCCGCCCCTGTAGCTCAGCTGGATAGAGCAACAGCCTTCTAAGCTGTAGGCCCCTGGTTCGAGTCCAGGTGGGGGTACAAATTAAATAAAGTGAAGAGATATATAGCGTGTAGGGTAAGAAACTCTATGGACATAATAAAAGACTTCATGAGTTATTACGACTCCTTTGATGGGTTCTTTTTTTACGACGACCAGTCTGACGACGGGACCAGGGAGTATCTTGAGTCCCACCCTAAATCAGTTGTGGTAAATGACGTGGAGCCGTGGAAACCGTCTTCGTGGATGGATCAAGTTGCCCATAGGAGTAAGGCATGCAAAAGCCTGCTGGAAGTGTCGGATCCAGAAGACTGGATGTTCTTACTAGATTCCGACGAGTTTATATCACTTGAACCAAACGTGTTAACCGAAAACAGAGTAGTAACACTAAACCTTTATGATGCGGTCATAACTAAGGATGATAAGGACTCTCACTTTCTGGATAGACGATGGTTTGAAAAGTCTGCAAGAAAGATAACGTTCGCTGTAAAATGCGGAGACTTCAAAGAAATAACAGGTCACAGAACCATAAGGGTGAAGTCTGGAAGTAGATTCTCGGTTCCGTGCGGGGTCGTAAGGCACTTTGGTAGAGCGAGGTCTTTAGAAAAGTTCGACGAAAAGTGTGACTACTATGTAAAGCACGCAGGATTGGATTCGTACAAAAGAAAGTGGAGCGCGAGAAAGGGAAATGGAGTCACGGAAATAAACTTAAAAAAACACTTTAACTGGGATGAAGTATACGGTAGTGATGCCAACAATGTGGAGATCAGGAAGAACGAAGAGTCTTCTTGAGTCTTTGTTTGCCTCTGATTTTGTAGATGAGGTAATACTCATAGACAATAACGTCGAAGAAAAAGTCAGGGGCATAGAGAGTGACAAGCTTGTTTACTTGCCTCAAAGAGAAAATATATACGTGAATCCCGCCTGGAACGTAGGGGTCAAAAGATCAAGAAATGAAAACGTGTGCATCATAAACGATGACATATCATTAGATGTAGACGCATTGTTTGGTCATATTTCAATGCATCCTGAAATACCGTGTGTGGGAATGCATAAAGAAAGTTGGTCAACAGACAGTGAGGCCGTAGAAATACACAAAGGTCATTACCTTGGATGGGGGTGGGGGTGCATGATCGCCTTAAAGAAGAGTCTTTGGGCGCCTATACCAGATCAAATGAAGGTCTACCGAGGAGATGTATGGATCTCAAGGAAGTACCCAAGTGTACATTCTGTATTAATTAAGGCCAGGACCGAAATGGAAACTACCAGCGGTAGATCAGAAATGAATGAAGTGAAACTAAACGACTTAAAATATTGGTATGAAAATATTGGTAACCAATAATACGCTTGGAGATATACCTGGGGGTTCTGAGTGGCACGCTTATGAGTTATGCCTTGCGTTGAAGAAAATGGGGCACGAGGTGTATGCCTATACGCCGACTCCAGGCTGGTTTTATGATCAACTCATCATAAGTGGCGTTGTTTGTTCAACGTCTCCTCCAGAAGAAAATTTTGATTTGATTCTCGCATCCCACACCTCTACTATAGACTTAATAGACAGGAGTAAGACTAAGGGAAAGATGATTCAAATATGTCATGGAATATATCCTAGGTTAGAGCAACCATCAGATAAGGTGGACTTTCACGTTGCGATAAGCGACGAGGTGGAAGCGCACCTAAAAAACATGGGGTATGACTGCGAGGTAATTCATAACGGAGTTGACCATAAAAGGTTCAAGCCATTCACTCAGGGTCAGGGCGTATTGTCCATGTGTCAAGGAGCTCTAGCAAACAAGATGATCGAGGAGTCGTGTGAAAGACTTGGAGCTCAGTTTCAGTCCTTTAACAAATTCAATAGGTACTCTTACGACCTTCATGAAATAATTCCTCTTTTTGAGGTTGTGGTGTCTCTTGGAAGGGGTGCTTACGAAGCTATGGCGTGCAACAAAAAAGTCGTGATCCTTGACTCAAGACACTACGTAACCTCAAGGGCGTGTATAGGTGACGGGATAGTCAGGTATGATAATGCACACCTTCTTTTGACCCACAATATGAGCGGAAGGTTTACTGCTACAGAATATGATCAAAATGGAGTCGATAAAATAATAGAGGCTGCAATCAATTCAGAAAATCAAAATCTTAGAAGCTTCTCAGAGAGAGAATTAAACATAGATGTTCAGGCTAACAAATATTGTAACTTAAAAGATGTCTAAATACAAGTGTGAGTGCGGAAAAACCGAAGATGTAACTAGTGGCGTAACAATCAAGGTGATTGACGGTCAAGTACGTCATGATGTAAAGTGCGAATGCGGCAAGTACATGACGCTTGCAGAAAAAAAGGAAGGTATGCCTTCGTTTAAAAGCAACAAGTATGGACAGGTCCGATGAAGTTATTTGGCTGGACCCTGACGGCAAGAAAGGAGAAGTACTCGAAATCCACGGCCTTGACGTTGGTCTTCCAAAAAAGCCAGCCAGATCTGAGATACTCTTCCATGACAAACCAAAGGGAATGCAGATGTGGCAACGCATCCCTATGCCCCAGGAATTGTCGAGGGTTAGAAGTATGGATGAGTGGCTCGAAAGACCTTCCGAGTTTCGAAAGAAGTTTTCTGCTTATATCGAAAAGGAGTTTGAGCGCAGGCGTAACGGTGTTTGGTTTTACAACAATGGCTTGCCTACGTACATTACAGGGCGGCACTATATGTTCCTTCAGTGGAGTAAAATTGATATCGGATTTCCTTCGTACCTTGCCTTCCAGCGTGAGATATTTATTCACATGGCTGCGTGTGAAGTCGATACCCGTTGTATCGGTCAGCTATATACTAAGTGTAGGCGTTCTGGCTATACTAATATCTGTGCCTCTGTACTTGTTGACGAGGCTACGCAAGTTAAAGACAAGCTTTTGGGCATTCAGTCAAAGACTGGTAAGGATGCTCAAGAGAACATATTCATGAAGAAAGTGATTCCGATGTTTCGGAGTTACCCCTTCTTTTTTAAACCCATCCAAGATGGCACTACGAACCCACGCATGGAACTCGCTTTTCGGGAACCATCAAAACGAATCACGAAGAAGAACAAGACGTCGCAGAAGGGTGACGCCCTCAATACCATCGTCAACTGGAAAAACACCACCAATAACGCCTATGACGGAGAAAAATTACACATGCTCTACCTCGACGAGGCAGGAAAGTGGGAAAAGCCAGTCGACATCAAAGAGGCTTGGCGTATTGAGCGAACTTGTCTCATCGTTGGTAAGCGAATAGTAGGGAAGGCTATGGTTGGCAGCACAGTCAACCCTATGAACAAAGGAGGTGAAGAATACAAAAACTTGTGGGAGGACTCCGATCCAGGAGAACGGAACGCCAACGGTAGAACCCGAAGCGGGCTATATCGTATTTTTATCCCTGCTTCTCATGCTCTTGAAGGGTTTTTTGACTTGTATGGCAATCCTGTTGTGGATAATCCTACTGGCCCAATAATGGGTGTAGACAAAGAGGAAGTAGATCAAGGAAGTAAGCAGTATTTAAAAAACGAAAGAGATTCACTAAGCCATGATCCGTCAGAGCTAAATGAGGTGATTAGGCAGTTTCCTCTTACTGAAGACGAAGCGTTTAGGGACAGTATTGAGGGGAGTATATTTAACATTGGTAAGATTTACCAACAAATAGACTGGAATGGAAATATGTACCCTAACCCAGTCGTAAGCGGAAACTTCATATGGAAGGTGAAAGACAAAGAAGTTATTTTCACTCCTGACCCTAGGGGTAGGTTTAAGGTTTCATGGCAGCCCCCACCAGAAAAAAGAAACAAGTTTTTTGATAAGGAAGGAAAAAAGTCTCCATCAAACTTTGAATACGGTGTAGGTGGAGTAGACTCTTATGACTTAGACGAAACTGTAGACGGTAGAGGGTCAAAGGGCGCTCTACACTTGTATAATAAATTCAGTATGAACGAGGACTTCCCAAACAATATGTTTGTCTTAGAGTACGCCTCAAGGCCAGACTTGGCAAGTATATTCTATGAAGATGTTCTTATGGCTTCTGTTTATTATGGATACCCATTATTGGTTGAGAATAACAAGTATGGTATAGTACGATACTTTGAGTCTAGAGGATACGATGGATATCTGATGGATAGGCCTGCGCACCTTCTCGCAGCAAACACAAAGTCCAACGTAAAAACAAAGGGCATACCCTCTAACTCTCAGGATGTGATTCAAGCTCATGCACATGCTATAGAAGGATACATCCATGACCATGTTGGAGTACGACCAGATACGTCAGATTTTGGAAACATGTACTTTAATACAACGCTTGAAGATTGGATTGGGTACAAAATCACAAACAGAACAAAGTATGACCTTACTATCAGTTCAGGACTTGCGCTTCTGGGAGCTCAAAAATCTAAGGTGAAAAATAAAAAGTCTAATTTCAACGACAAGAAGTTCTTCCGTAGAACTAAGCCCAAACAGTGGCATAGTTGATTTACGTATATTTGCCGATAGATGTACGGCAATAGCGGAAAGAACAGCAAGGGTTTTCCAGATCCTCTGGCAAGCAAAGAAGTAAAAGAGGGCAAAAGCTATGGGCTTTCTTACGCGAAAGCTATTTCTTCTCAGTGGGGGTCTGTAGACGCAGATAATTCTTTGTATAAAAAAAGGTCTAAGATATTTGATCGGAACAGGTCTTACGCTAACGGAACTCAAGACACTACGATATACAGACAGCTTTTAAACAGCTTAGATCCAAACAATGGGGACGGAAGCTTTTTGAACTTAGACTTTACTCCTGTTCCTATTCTTCCGAAGTTCGTTAGAATTGTAGTAAACAAAATCCTTTCTTCTGAGCCTTATCCAAACTTAGAGGCTGTAGACCCCTTGTCTTCGTCTGAGAAAGACGTAGAGAGAAGAAAGGTGAAGATGCTGATAAAGCAGAAGGATAAAATAGACAAGATAAAAGACAAGGTTGGGGTTGACATTTCTGGCGGTCAGGAGGTCCCAGACACAATTGAAGAGGCTGAGATTTTTATGGATAACAACATAAAGTCTTCGTCTGAGATATCCGCTCAAATAGCTACAAACCTTACGTTAAAGTGGAATGACTTTTCTGATAGCGTTTACAGAAGATGTGTAAACGACATTACAACTCTTGGTATGGCGGTTACTAAAAGAAGTAACGACCCAAATCAAGGCATAAAAGTCGAGTACGTAGACCCTAAGAATTTTATCCATAGCCACACTGAGGATCCAAACTTTGGTGATATGGTTTACGCAGGACATGTTAGAAGCATACCTATACAAGAGCTAAAAAGGATTGCAGGAGATCAGTTTACTGAGAACGAGTATAGAGAAATGTCTCAAAAGACATCTAAAAGACATGGTAGCAGTATGTCTTACTCGGAGGCTAATAAGGGAGGGATGAACTCCTACGATGAGTATATGGTAGAGGTAATGGATTTTGAGTTCATTTCTGTGGATTGTATATACTTTGAAGAAAAGGAAAGCAGACACGGGAACCTGGGATTCTATCAAAAAGAAGGCAATTATAAGTCTCCAACAAATTCAGTATATAAGAGAAAGGTGTCTAAGATGGAAAACTCCACTGTTTACGGAGGGAGTTTTATTCTTGGGTGTGACAAGATATTTAACTACGGGTTAAAAAAGAACTTGCCTAAAAACATGCACGATCTGACAAGGACGAACATGTCTTACTCGGTAGTTGCAACTAACATCTCTTCTAATATACCAAAGTCTATGGTTGACAGTTGTGTTGGTTTTGCTGACCAGCTTCAACTTACTCACTTGAAGATTCAACAAGCTATTGCTAAGGCAAAGCCTGACGGAATAATCATTGACATTGAAGGGCTAGAAAACGTACAGCTCGGAAAGGGGGGAGACCTTCAGCCATTGGATTTGCATGACATCTATGAACAAACAGGTGTGTTTTACTACAGAAGTAAAAACCCTGAGGGAGGCTTTCAAAACCCACCAATTAGAGAGATAGGAAACAGCATTAGAAACATCAATGAGTTTATCTCGCTGTACAATCACTACCTAAGGCTAATTAGGGATGCCACGGGAATTAACGAGGCAATGGACGGCACTACTCCTAAAGGGGAACAATTAGTTGGGGTTCGTCAGCAAGCTATTGCAGCTGGAAATAATGCGATATATGACATAACCAACTCCTCTATGGTGTTGTTTAAGAAGGTTTGTTCAGATATAGTAAAGTGTCTTCAGGTAATTCCAAGAGAGAGCATTCTGTATAAAGCTTATGAAAATGCTATAGGAAAGGAAAACACAGCTATGATCAGCTCCTTTGAAAAACTCCCTATGTATAATTTTGGAGTTCAGGTTGTAAAGGAGATGGAGGAGGTTGAAAAGCAGTATTTGGAACAAAATATACAGGTGTCTTTGTCTCAAAAGGAGCTGGATATTGAGGACGCTATAGCTATAAGGCAGTTAAAAGACATAAACCAAGCTGAAAGATTGCTAGTAGTCAGAAGAAAAAAGAGAATGGCTTCGAATCAGCAGCAGGCACAGCAGTCCGTTCAGGCTCAAGCTCAAGCTCAAGCTCAGTCCGCTCAAGTGGCTAGTCAAGCAAAAGCCCAGGAAATGCAAATGCAGGCCGAGATTGACTCCAAAATAATTCAATTGAAGTCTCAAATGGAGGCTCAGTTAGAAGAGGTAAAGCATAAGCATAAAGTTGAAATCGAGACTATTAGAGCTCAAGCTACTCTTGGACTTAAAACTGACGACAAGGAATTTAAAGAAAAGCTTGAAGTTCTTAAGGAAGACAGAAAAGACGATAGGGTAAAGAAGCAGTCAAGCGAACAGAGTAAGCTTATCTCCCAGAGACAAGGTCAAAGATCTGAGATTCCAGAGCCTAGTGCTTCATTAGACTCCGAAGAGAATGATTCTGTAGACAACATAATAAAGAACATTGTAGATCAAGCGTAATGATAAGTACAGTAAACTTAGACACAGCAGCTAGGCTAGACATAGTGTGCAGGAAAGGAGACACCTTTAATCTGTCTTTGGATTTCGGTAAAGCCATGACGGACCCTGATTCCGAAACTGGTACTTCTGATATATTCGTACTTCAAGTAAGAGAGACTGACACCGCTACTGGAGCACCAATTCTGTCTATGGACAGTGATAATGACGAAGTAAACATTGTAGATGGGCAAAAGACAGACTCTAAGATGAACATCACAAAGTCTCATTCCAGCATGGAAAACGTGACAGCGGGTCTTTACGTGTATGACCTTCAAGAAACAACTACTAACGGAACTGTCAAAACACTCCTTTACGGAACCTTTAAGGTAAACGAGGATGTCACAGTCGTCTAATGACATAAAAGTAGTAATACAAAACGGGGGGACAACTGAAGTAGGCCAGCCCGTAAAATCCACTATCACGATTTCTGACAGGATTGTAACGACAGTTGATGTGTCGTCTACGATAGATGTAGCCAAAGTATATATTTCAGACAAACCTGTTGTAGCTGTAGATATAACAGCGTCAAGTAACGTAATAGCTGAAAACAACAATGAGATTAAAACCATCTCTGTTGACCCGTCCACATTTGTGGATGCTGGTTCATTTTCAGGAGAAGTTGTTGGGCCTATCGGTCCTCAAGGCCCTGAAGGGCCCAGGGGGGCCACTGGAGCTCCTTCTACCGTAGAGGGGCCTAGAGGAGAAACTGGACCTCAGGGGGGAGGACCTACAGGTCCTCAAGGCCCAACTGGGTCGCAAGGAGCTACAGGTCCTCAAGGAGCCACTGGAATACAGGGGTCTCCAGGCCAGACAGGAGCAAATGGAAGTAATGGGACTACAGGACCTAGAGGGGTTACTGGACCTCAGGGGGTTACAGGGTCTAGGGGGGTTACTGGTTCTGCGGGGCCGACAGGAGCTGACTCAACAGTAGTAGGCCCTACTGGACCTCAAGGGACTACTGGCCCAAGGGGAGTTACTGGGGCGGCTGCCGACAGCATTAATGTGAATTACGCAAGGCTGTCTATGGGGTCAGACGTAATAGCGGGGGGAGGTAGTCAGCAGGACTTTAATTCGGCCACTCCACAAAAAGTATCTTTCAATACTGAAGATGATTTAGACGGTAGCGAGATAAGCGTTTCTACAGCTAACAATAGAATAACGGCCTTAAGTTCTGGCTTATATAGGATTACGGCAAACTGCATGTTTGTAGCCAATGGAGCGGAGACAAATAGTACTCGTTCGGCTCCAGCTACATCTATATTTGTAAACGGCTCTGAAATTAGTGGCAAATCTGTAGCCTATATAAGGAGAAGCCAGGGAATTAATGATATGTCAGCCAACATATCTAGGGTTGTATCTCTATCTGCCAACGACTATGTAGAAATATTTGCAGGGGACACGAGCGATCGAAATGTTGTAACATATATATCGGAGGCTACGTTTGAGCTTGAAAAGCTAGGGGCTGGAGTTGCGGGTCAGCAAGGACCTCAAGGGCCTACGGGTGCTAATTCTACTGTAGCTGGACCTACGGGAGCTAATGGTGTTACTGGGGCGAAAGGATCAACTGGAGCACAAGGTGTCACAGGTCCTCAAGGTGTTACTGGCGCCGAAGGAACTACGGGATCACAGGGAGTAACTGGAACTCAAGGGCCGACAGGAATACAAGGTCCAACGGGGTCTCAGGGGGTAACGGGTCCTCAGGGGACTACTGGAGCGCAAGGCGTTACTGGTGTCCGTGGAACTACGGGTCCTCAGGGGACTACGGGGCCTCAGGGAGTAACTGGACCTCAAGGACCTACAGGAGTCCAGGGAACTACTGGAGCCGAAGGAACTACAGGTCCTAAAGGGTCAACTGGCCCAAGAGGAATTACAGGGGCTGATTCTACTGTAGCGGGACCTACAGGAGCTCAAGGAATAACAGGAGGAGCGGGACCTACTGGTTCGGCAGGTCCAACGGGGGCCGCTGGCCCAACTGGGCCGCAAGGAGTTACTGGGCCACAAGGAGTCACTGGACCGAAAGGAGTCACAGGAGCCAACTCTACTGTAGCTGGCCCGACTGGACCAAGAGGAGCTACAGGATACGGAGAGGGCAGTCGAGGAGAAACAGGTCCGCAAGGAGCTACAGGAGCACAGGGACCCACAGGTCCGCAAGGAACTACAGGACCTCAAGGAGCTACTGGCGTCCAGGGAGTTACGGGAGTACAGGGAGTTACGGGCGTCCAGGGTGTAACGGGCTCTCAAGGAGTTACTGGTCCTCAAGGCATTACTGGAGCAAAGGGTGTAACAGGTACTCAGGGGCCTACAGGAGCGCAAGGCGTAACAGGCAATCAGGGTCCTACGGGAGTTCAAGGGGTGACAGGCTCGCAGGGTGTGACAGGCTCGCAGGGAGTAACTGGACCTCAAGGCTCTACAGGAGCTCAAGGAGTTACAGGTATTCAAGGTCCAACAGGACCTCAAGGCGTGACAGGAGCTCAAGGTGTGACTGGGCCTGACTTTACTTACACTAACGCTGCCACTATGCCTGAAGCTGTTGGAGGTTTTGTTTCAGGAACATCTTTTTCTAACAGTTCTTTACAGTCTATGTTTGATGGTCTTTTGTATCCATATCAAGATCCTTCTTTCTCTTCCTTCAACGTTCCTTTTTCTACGGGAACCATAGAGGTAGGAACTTCAGTAAACATAAACGGAGACTATAGCTGGGCTTTCTCAAGCGCTTCAAACGTACAGGCTTCTACTCTTGACATAAAGAGAGGTACAAGTTCTTCTAACCCAAACACCGTTGTTGTATCAAATACATCTACTACATCTCCGTATTCGGCTTCTGGGTTGGCCAACATATCGTCTAACACCCCTACAACTCAGTACTTCAGAGCTTTTGCCGAAAACACGAACGCAGTTGAGTTCAATAGTAATTCCAAGTCTATTTCTTGGAAGTACAGAATGTTTTACGGGACCAGTAGTAGTGAAACCTTAGACGAGGCCGCTATAGAAGCTCTTTCTAGCTCTGTTTTGACGTCTAATGAAAATGGAGTTAAGTCGTTTTCGGCGGGAGATTACAAGTATTTTGCTTGGCCAGATTCTTTTGGCTCTCCTACAGCTTCAACGGGGTTTAAGGATACTTCCAACAATTTTGGTGTAGCAATGGCAACATCTTCTGACAACGCAGCATATAGTAATGAGCAAAACGGCTGGTATTATGATTTAGTTTCTGTGACTAACTCAAACTCAGTAACTGTAAACTACAGAGTATATAGAACAAAAAATACGTTAGGCGGATCCATTAACATTCAAGTAAGCTAATATGGCGGATATACCAGGAGGAATTAAGGTAACTAGTTTTATATCGCCTACCGACGACACAGATACTTTCCCAACCCACAACAGTATCTATGGAAAGGGGGGATGGACAGAAGTAGGAAGTACAACTGAGAGAGACGCGATTACTAGTGACAGAAGATCTGAGGGGATGGCGGTGTTTGTCAAGAACACAAATACTCTCTACATTCTTCAAGACGGAATTACTGATTCAGACTGGGTTGTGTTTAATGGGTCTGGAGGAGCAACAGGAGCACAAGGCCCAACAGGAGCACAAGGCCCAACAGGTTCTCAGGGAATTACAGGCGCTCAGGGAGTATCTGGCATTCAAGGGCCTACTGGATCTCAAGGTGTGACAGGCCCGCAAGGTGTCACAGGGGTACAAGGGGTAACGGGCTCTCAGGGAGTCACAGGTTCTCAGGGAGTGACTGGTGTTCAGGGCGTAACAGGAGTCCAGGGTGTTGCGGGCTCACAAGGAGTCACAGGTGTGCAAGGTCCTACTGGAGCACAAGGAGTCACGGGAGCACAAGGTGTAACAGGCGAGCAAGGAGTCACAGGCATTCAAGG